ACACCGGCCTGACCGACCGCGGCGTAGACCTCCTCGGCGTTGGTCTGGAAGTCGATGCTGGCCTGGATGTCCCTCTCCTGGGCGGCGATCACGTCGTTGATCGAGGCGACCGCGGTGTCCCGCCAGTCGGTCCAGGTGTCCTTCTCCGGGGACGCCTTCGCCATCCGCTTGGCCGCGGCCTCGGTGGCGGTGGCCATGTCGTCGGTGGCGGTGGCGACCGTCTCGGCCGCTGCCTTGTTCGCCTCAGCGAACGCGGCGGTGGCGTCGGCGGCAGCCTCCATCGCCGCCACCTGCGCCTCGCTCGCCTCGGCCTCGATGTCCAGCGCGTCGGCCATCTCCTTCGACCGCTGGATCGCCTCCTCGGTCTCGCCGCTCTTCTCCAGCAGGGCGTCCTTCGCCTTGAGGATCGCCTGCCGCTCCTTGTCCACGGCGCGCAGGTTGGCCTGCGTCTCACCGACGCTGCCGAGGGTGGCGATCGCCGCGGCGTCGTGCGCTGCCGCGTTCTCCTCCAGCCGCTTGTTGATGATGTCCAGCTGGCGGGCCACCGCCTGCGGGTCCTCCCCGGACATGGCGGCGAAGAAGTCCTCGAAGGCGATGCCCGCCTCCTGCGCCTTCTTCTTGACGATCTCGAAGTTGGTGGTGTTGCTCTGCTGCCACAGCTCCCAGAAGGACTTGTTGTCCCCGATCGCGTCGCCCCACTCGCGCAGCATCCCGACGAAGTCGACCTCCTGCAGGTTGCCGCCGACGTCGGTGATCGCCGACGCCATCTCGATGATCCGGTCCTTGGCAGCGTTGGCCTTCTCGGTGGCGGCCTCCAGCCCGGAGGTCACCAGCCCCAGCCCGATGGCGACGGCAGCACCGGCCGCGACACCAGCCGGGCCGAACCCGGCGAGCCCGTTGGCGGCCAGCTCCTGGATGCCACCGATGGCGTCCTCGACCCCACCGAACGAGGCAGCCATCTCCTTGCCGGTGGACTGGGTCTCGTCGCCCATCTCGTCGATGCCGCGCTTGGCCTTGTCCGCCTCGTCGTCGACCTTGCCGAGGTTCGTCTTGCCCGACTTGCCCAGCGCGTCGAGGGCCTTGTCGACCTGCTTGATGTCCTTGCCGTACTCGTCGAACTGGTTGTTCTTCAGGTCCTGGTCGATGCGGGCCAGCTCGCGCTCGGCGTCCTTGCCCTCCAGGGCAACCCGCTTCAGCTCGTCGGTGATCTTCTCCAGGTCGCCCGACGCGTCGAGGCTGGCGGTGCCGACGTCGTCGAGCTGGTCGGCCACGTCCGACAGGTCGAACTTGGTGGCGTCGCTGACGACCTTGAGGACGACGTCGCGACCGCGGTCAGCCATGGCTCACGACACCTCCTTCTCAAGCGCCTTGACGACGATGTCTGCGTAGATCTCGACGATGGAGTCCATGTGCTTGCCGACCGTCGGGAAGATGAACGGGTGCTTGTGCGAACGGAACTGGGCGGTGCTCGCCCGCCGGTGACCGCTCGTGCGACCCCGCCCGGTCTGGTAGGCGAGCACCCGCGAGAACCTCTTGCCGCCGCCCCACTCGGTGCCGAACACCACCGAGCGGGGACCGCCACCACCGCTGAGCTTCGGCCTCGTGCCACCCACGAGGATCGTCGGCTCGGCACCGGCACGGGTCTTCACGCCTGCCACCAGGACGCGCGACCACGGGCCGGTGCTGCCAGCAGCAGCCTTGATCTTGGCGGCGAGCGGCTCGGCGATGCGGGTGCGGGACTCCCGCTTCACCTCGTCGCGGACAGACTTCGGCGCACGGCGCAGATCCTTTGCCATCTGCCCGAACTCGCGTGCGTCGATCAGCGCCGCCATCACTCCTCCTCTCGGCCGCGACTGGCCGGGGAGGTCAGGCAGCAGCGAGGACCGGCTCGCCGACGACACCCAGCTGGACGGTGCCGACCTGGACCTCGTTGGCAGCGCCACCGATCGGACCGGCGTTGATGATCAGGTTGACCTCGAAGGTCGGGCCGTCTTCGCCGTCCGGCGCGAACGTGGCTGCCACCGTCTCACCGGCGTGCTCCAGCAGGTAGATCGAGTAGGAGTCCGGCGTGACCCAGTCCTGGGCGTACCCGGTCTGGCAGGTCCAGGTCGGCGAGGAGGCGTCGGAGAACGAGCCGCCGCCGATGCTGGACCAGGTGAGCGAGGAGGTGGTGGGGGTGAAGACGACGTCACTGATGTGCGCCGAGTAGTCGTCCGCGTCGACCGTGAAGATCGCACGCTTCATGACGTAGGGCTGGATGGCGATGGCGGCCATGGCTTACTCCTGTTCGGGTTCTGTTGCGATGGTGGCTTGCAGGGTGAGCTCGTAGGCGGGGTTCGTCCCGTCGGGCTCGCCGTAGGTGGCGCGGACCGCCTGCGTCCAGTTGACGCCGTTGGTGGCACCGCCGGTGGTCAGTGCGTAGAGCACGTCTTCGAGCAGCTCGTCCAGCTCGTCATCGGCTGGGCCTGCTGTCGTTTTGGACGCAATCAGCACCAGCCCGAACTCGTACTGCCGCAGGCCCTGACCGGCCGGTGAGGGGATCACCCGGTCGGTGCGGACCATCACGGTGGACCGGGACGGGGCGTCGATGTTGTGGGCGTAGGCGATGACGTCCACGTCGCTCGGCAGTGCGCTGGTGAGCAGCTCCACCACCAGGGCTCGGGCGGTCATGGCTACCCCGTGACCGGCACGCCGGGCTGCGGACGCAGCAGCGACTTCACCGTCGAGGTGAGCGGCCGGGCGCGGATGGCGTAGTCACCGATGCCGATGACGTCACCATCGCGCTGCCCGGCCGTGTAGACCTCACGTGCCTGGTAGATGACCGCGATCATGTAGCGGTCCGGCTCGGGGACGAGCAGCGGTGCGTAGAGCTCGCACTGCTGCGTCGCCACCTCCAGGAGCACGGACAGCGTGGAGTCGTCCAGGGACGCACTGTCAGGCCAGTGCGCCCTTGCCTCGTCCAGCGTTGCCCATGCCATCGGATCAGGCCGAGCCGAGCTTGACGACCGAGCCGGGGCGGGTGACCGCGGCGGCGAGGTAGCTGAAGAGAGCGAGCTTGACCACGCCCGGTCCCTCGACCTCCTCGAAGCGGAAGGTGCGGATGGCGGACTCGCCGACGAAGACGTCCTCGGCGCGGAAGAGGTAGGCCATGTTGGTGGCGATCCCCCACACCTTGAAGATCTCCACGCCGTCGACCGAGACGCCGGTGCCTCCGGCCTCGGTGGTGCCGAGCGCGTTGGACGGGCCGACGCTGGGGAGCATCGGGCGGCCGGTGGTGTCGACCTCCAGGAGGAGGGTGGACACGAACGACGGGGACGCCGCGATCGCGGACGGGGCCTCGAAGTTGAGGTTCCAGTACGCGTCGATCTGGGCGCGCAGCTCGGCGGCCGTGTTGATGCTGGCGGTCGCGGTGCTGTCACTGGCTTCGAGCGCGGCGACGACCTGGGCCTCGGAGACGTTGCGGTAGTTGCGCAGCATGGCCCGCAGGGCGATCGTGTCGATCGCCGGGTTGCTCGCCTCGATCAGCTCGCGGGAGAGGCGGTACGCACCGGAGACCGCACCGGGCGTGACGACCACGTCACCCATGGTGAGGTCGCCCTCGGCGACGTGCGCGGTGCCCTCGGTGTGCGGGCCGACGCCGGTGAAGTCGCCCTCGGTGGGGAGCCGGAACGGCGTGGCGTCGGTGAGCGTGGTGACGTTGAGGCGGCTGAAGAGCGGCCGTCCCTTGTCGATGGCCTCGCGGAGCAGGTCCGGGCGGTAGCCCTGGTTGATGAAGTTCGGTGCGGTGGCGCGGGTCTCGACGGCCAGCTGGAGGAAGGGCCGCATCTGGTTCGGCTCGCGGGCGGCGAACTGGGCGTGGAACTTCTGCACCCGAGCCTGTGCCTCCGGGTCCTGGTCGAACCGGGCGCGCCACATGTCGCGCACGAAGCTCGGCCCGTTGTTGTCGAACGTGTAGACGGGCGGCTCGCTGACCGTCTGGAACCCGCCCTCGAACGGGGACGGGGTGGGAGCGGCGAGCTCCACGGGCGGGGCCGCGGCCTCAACCGCAGCAGGCGGGGAGGTCGTGACCTCGGGCATGGTGTGCTCCTTCTCGGGTGGGGTTGAGCTGAACTGGACTGACATCGTGATGACGCCTCCGGCCGCGGCTGCGGCAGAGGGGATCCGCGCGTCGTCGAACGCGGGGAGGCTGACCTGGCTCACTTCGAGCAGGCGGCCGGACGCGGCGGTGGGGGAGTGGTCGTCGTTCATCCACTTCTCCATGACCTCGGAGATGACCTCCTCGTCGAGCTGCACACCGACGCTCAGTCCGTCGCGCCGACCGTCTGCGGCCTCGCTCAGGGCGACGTCACCCTCCGGCGACTCGGGCACGGAGAACACGGCGTAGAGGCCGTCGTCCCGGTCGTCGAGGGTCTTGGCGAACCCGAGGCTGTCGTCCGGGCGGTGCTGCTTGAGCAGCTTCACCCGGCCCGGTGCGCCGAACTTCAGGCTGCCCTTGGAGAAGGTCAGTGCGCCGAACGCGGACTGGCCGACCGGGCCGTAGGGCACGGCCAGCCCCTCGATGGTCCGCTCGGCAGGGCTGGCCGTGGCTCGGGTGTCCGCGCCCATCTGGACGAACATGCCGTCGGGCTTCACGAGTCGGCGTCCTTCTCGGCCTTCTTCTCGACCGCGGCCGGGGGCGGGGTGTCGACGTTGAGGATCCGACCGCCGTCGTCGGTGACCGGGCGTCCGCCGTCGTCGGTCTTGGGACCGCCGACCTCGCCCTCGTCGAAGAGCACGCCCTGTGCGTCGGGCTCGACCTTGGTGTCCGCCTTCTTGGACGCGGTCTTCTTGGCCTCAGTCGTCTTGCGGGTTGCCACCATCGGGGGCCTCCTCCTGTGTCGGTAGCGGTCCCAGGTGGAGCCACTCGGTGCGGACTTCGTCGGTGGTCATCAGCCCGGCAGCGACGGCAGCGGCACCGGTCTCGATGACGTTGCGCAGGTCGCCGCGCAGCAGCTCGCTGAAGTCGAAGAACACCTGCGTGCCCAGCGGGGTGCAGTCGCCCATCGACAGCCGGTCCTGGATCGCCGAGCGCCACGGCGCGAACGTGACGTCGACCAGGGTGCGGAAGTTCTCGACGGTGGTGGAGTAGGTCAGCGAGTCGGAGGTGGGCGCGTTCACGACCGAGGCGGGCAGGTTGAGCAGGCGCGCGATCTCAGCGGCCTGGAACCCGCGGGCGTCACCCAGCTCGATCTGCTCAGCGTTGAAGTTCGGGTTCGTGTACTTCAGCCCGGCAGGGAGGTAACCCGTTGTGCGAGAACGCCTTGCGGCTTCCCAGCTGTTGAGGAACTCCTGCACCTCGTCGACCAGCATGTTGCCGACGTCGTCGGTGATCAGGCCGAGCGGCACGTCCATCCGGGCGTACTGGCGGACCGCCTCCTCCAGGAGCAGCGCCGTCTTCAGTGCGCGCGAACCGTGGTGCAGCAGACCGCGATCCGGTCCGCGGAACGCGATGATCTGACGCCAGTCGACCTCGACGCCGTCGATCCGGACGGTGCTCTGCACGGTGTCGACGAACACGCGCGACGGGTGGAGGAACCGGGCCGCGCTGGGGAACCCGGTCGAATCCCGTTGCAGGACTTGCCAGTACGCGACGCCGTAGAAGAGCAGGGTCTGCACGGTGTCGCCGATGGTGGCCGACCGGGTGGCAGCTGGGTCGGGCTGGACGAGGAACGGCCGGTCGACCCGCTCAGGGGAGCGACCGGCGCGGGTGCGTACGCAGACCAGGGGGGTGCTGCTCATCTTGCCCGCGATGGTCAGCACACCGGCCCGGCAGGCGGGGATGGACATGGCCTGGTCGTAGGTGACCGCGTCGCCGCCGGTGTAGACCCCGAACGCCTGGGCCACCTCGACCGGGAGGGACGCGACCTGGGCGACGTCACCGCCGGGGCCGTAGGGCGCGGACGGGAGGATCACGGTCATGTCGCTGTGCAGGGTGGGGTCGGCCACGCCCATGACGTCTCGCATCCGAGACAGAACACCCATGGGGCGAATGGTCGCGCGTGGTTACACCAACAGTCAACCTCGGGTTGAGGGTTGCGTTGGTGTCCCGCTAAACACCACCGTCATTTGGGTACCCTCAAGGAGACCGAAATGGATCTGCTTGAGCAGATCGAAACTCAGCGCACCTGAGCGCTCAGCACCTTGGAGATCCGCTGCGCGGGCAGCTCGTCGAACGCGAGCAGCGCCACGGACAGCGCCACCAGCGGGGCGATGCTGCCGGTCGAGGCGCGCCGCCCCCAGCCCCAGCCGCCGTCCGTGATCGGCCGCTTGGAGGCGACCGCGACCGCGTCGTCCAGGGCGGGCTGGCGCGAGTGCCGGAACATCGAGCCCTGGACCGCGGCGGCCAGGGACGCGCAGGCGCGGGCGTACTCCAGCGTCGTGGTCGGGTGGGTCTTCACCTGCCGGTGGTCCCGCCCGATCTGCGCCGCGACCGCGTTGTTCCACGGGGTGGAGTCCGCCCACACCGGGACCCGGTCCCGCAGCGCCAGCGCGGCCACGTACCCGGCCACCCAGTCGATCCCGTCGCGGGACTCCAGCACCCCGCCCCACACCACCGAGCCCTCCCGCCAGGCCGCCACCACCGAGGCGGCCGTGCCCTCCGGGTTGCAGTCGAACGCCAGCCCGTACCGGGCCGGACGCGCCGGGGGGATCTCCACACCCAGCTCGTTCCACAGGCTGACCGGGAAGGCCGCGCTGACCGCGGTGTCCGGCCAGATCCCGAGGTACTCCCGAGCCCAGACGTCACCCTCCAGCTGGACGTGCCGCATCGACAGCACCGCCTGCGCGCGCTTCGCGGAGACACCGGCCGGGCCGGGGTGGATGTCGAGCCAGGCTGTTTCGTCATCAGGGTCGAAGCCCTCGGGGGCCGCGTACTCCAGGATCCCCCAGGACCCGTCCCTGCCCTTCTCCAGCGCCTCCCAGAGGAGGCCGTCACGCGACGGACCTGCCGTGCCCGACACGATGAGCTGCGCCTCCGGCCGGGTGTCGAAGGAAGGCAGGATCCCGCCCAGCAGGTCCGCCGCGTCTTCAGGGTCCACCTCCTGCGCCTCGTCCAGGACGACCACGTCCCAGGCATCCCCGCGGAAGCTGGAGGTCTTGGGCGGGTAGAAGTGCAGGCGGGACCCGTTGTCGAAGTTGATGGCCTCCTCACCGCGCGCCCGGTACGCCGTCCAGCCGCCCAGCCCCCCGGTGCCGAGCGCCCGGTCCAGGTCCAGGAACCGGGACCGGGACTTGAGCCCTGTCTGCGCTGCGTACGCGCAGGCGTAGCCGGGGATCTCCCGGCACCTACCGACCAGTAGCGCCATGATCGCGTTCGTCTTGCCGCTGCGCCGGGGGACCTCGACCACGACCTGCGGGTAGAGCGGGTGCTTCTTGGACCGGGCGTCGAGCAGGGTCCAGATCTTGCGCTGCACGGGCATCGCGGTGAACCCCATGGCCAAGGCCCCGCTCTGGCCCCGAGCGAGCGATGACGTTTTGGTGGGCACTACTGACGAATGGAGCGGTTTGGCGCGCATCGCGTTTCCTTGCTGCCGTTTGCCGGAGATGGAGATTGTCAGC